CTCCATATATTAACTCTAACCATAGAGCCGATGCTAATAAAAGTGCTAATCTGATAAATGGTATACATTATCCGAAAATAAAGTCTATGTTTGATATTAAAGAAGATAAGAAAAGAGCCTATGAATTTGATATATCTGATATTATAAGCAGAAAAATACTCCCAATAAATTTGATAATAATAATAAATCAAATACTAATGATATATTCGATATTAATAAATTTGATATTAATAATAAATTAGATATTAATGATACTTCAAAAATAAAAGATTTACAATCATTTTTAAAGAAAAACAAATTTTATTTTGATGAAATAAATGGGAACCTAGATGATTATACAAAAGCTTCATATGATATATATATGGATAGTAAAACAGAAGCTAATAATACTAATAGATTTCGTACGATGAAAAAAAAGGATACTACTAGTAAATCTGATACTACTAATAAATTTGATATTACTAAATTCGATATTAACAATAAATCAGATATCTATGATACTTCAAAAGTAAAAGAATTACAATCATTTTTAAAAGCAATGGATTATTATTCAGGAGAAGTAGATGGTATACTTGGTCCACATACAAAAGCTGCACTTAATGCTTTTCAAGATATAAAAATGGGTACACCTATAAAAAAAGAATATAATTTGAAAATTAAATAAATGAATCTCCGATTAATATATATCTAATATTTATATAAAACTAAAATAAGATTTATTTTTCCTAAATTAGAAAAATAATAAAAACATAAGATAATAATTAGAATATGAATGATCCATCAAAAATGTCAAGAAAAGATAGGACAATATACTATCAAAATATATTCAAAAATAGGGGGTATGATTTAGGACCTACAGGTGTAGATAGTATATGGGGACCATATACAAACGCAGCATATCTTAGATATTTAAAAGATAATCAAGAATTAACTGATGACCCTGATGAAGAAGAATCAGATAATGAATATTTTGATGAAGCAGAACATGATTATTCTGATTTTGATGTTAATGATTCTAATGATGATGACAATGATGATATTACTGATAATGATATACTAGATGAAATAGAAAAAGAAAATAAAGATTTAGATCCATCAGAAGATATAGATGATGAAATAGATAAAAGTATTAATGAGAGTGAAGATCCATTAGATGATTATCAAGAAGATATTGATGAACATACTAATGATATTGAGGGTGATGATGATTTTAATTCGTTATTAAAAAAGAAAAAAATATCTAATAAATTAGATATACGTAATGGGTGGACACGAGCAGATACTATATCTGGATTATTAGGAGGTGGTATATTAGCGGCTGATGCTTTATTAAATAAAAATATTTATAATAAAGCATTAAATTTAAAAGATTCTAATAGATTTTATGAGAATCAATTAGCTGGTAATGCTTATCGATTACCTGGTATAATGGAACGAAAGGCTATAGGAGAAGCTCTTGATCAAGCAGCACGTGTTCGAGATCAAGGGACACAAATGGGATCTAATCAAGGCATGCTTATGGCTGGAGCTTTAGCAGCAAATAATAGATCAAAAGCTATAAATGATGCTATCCTTAAGGCAGGACAACTTCAAAGTAATTTATATGGTGCAGCAGGTCAATTATCATTAAATAATACAAATATAGATAATAGTAATGCTATGCAAAGATATAAACGTGATGTAGAAATACAACAATTTGAAAATAATAGAATTCCTAAAGCAGTAGAATCAGTAATAGAAGGAATAAAAAATGCAGCTAATAATCAACAAAATATAAATCAAAACAAATTTACAAAGTGGATGATAGATCAACAATTTAAAAATGATGAAGAATCTGAAGATGAAGATAAATCTAATAATAAAAAAATTAGTAAAGATCCATCTAATAAATTATTTAATAAATTATCTAATAAATCATCTAATAAATCACCTGATAAATCACCTGATAAAATACCAACAGATAAAGAAAATATGTTTAATAATATATTAAATAGTAATATTTTACCAAAAAATAAATTTGAAAAATCGAGATTTGATAAAAACTCACTTCCATTTAATATATTATTAAATGATTTGAATAAATATAGAAATTCAAGTCCTAAATTTAATAAAAAGAAATAATTAAAATGAATGATAATTTTAATCAAGCAATTGCTACCATTTTAAATCCAATTAAATCAAATGGATTGGAAATGACTCAGATGATGATGCAATATCTTTTGAGTCTACGAAAAATGGATGCTGATGCTAAAAAACAAAAATTAGAAGAATTAATAAAGGCCAGGGAGAAATTGGTTAACGTGCAAGATGAAATTTCTAAACTTATTAATACAAAACTTGATGAAAATCTTAACTTTAGATTTAGAGAAATTGGAAAGCAACGAGCTGAATTATTAACTTCATCTGTTATGGAATTGGCTAATGAGAGGATTAAAACAGGATTAGGTTATGATAAGACTATGTTAATGAATTCTCCAACATATTATAAAGTATTAGCATTAAAAAATGATCGTACAATTGAAAATGCAGCTAAATTATCAAAAAGTTATAATGAATCAGATGAAGAATTAAAAAAAGGTATATATTATGGAATTAATGATATCATTGGAAAATCTTATATAGATTATTATACCTCATCACCTACACAATATCAAAGATTTCTCGATCAATTAAATTTTAAATATTTCTATGAATCTGAACCTATTGCTGAATATAAAAAACAAGGTACTAAAGATGATTTAGCTAAATATTTTAGTGGACTTGGTAGTATTGAGAAGGTTTCAATCTATAATAAAGGATATGGTTATGATACCATTCCCACTATTATTGTTAAGTCTCAGAAAGGAACTGGAGCAATATTAATAGCAGATAGTGAAAATATTGGACAAATAGAAAGCATAGAAATAATAGATCCATTTATTGATTCCGTAGGAATGATGGTTTCATCTGTAAATTCTTTAAATGGTACTGGTGCAATTATAGATGCAGTATCAAAATCTGTATTCTTGGAAAGACCATCTTGGAAAAGTTTAGAAGGAACTTTAGGTATTAATTCAACACTTCTTGATAGTTATTACTATCAGCAGTTCTCATATACTATATATTCTCCTATAACAAGAAGCAATTATGATTCTTTAGTCGATGAATGGGTTCACCCTTCTGGATTTGTTCGCTTTTCTATTTTGGATATTTCTTATTCAAATGACTTAAATCAAAATGGATTTATAGATACATTTTATTTAACAACAATTAAGGTTATAGAAGGAATTATTGGTGTTTATATGATTAACTTTGAGTCAAACGGATATAGTAGTATTGCACCTTCTATATTACCTTTAACAAAATACCAAACTTCACAAGATAAGAGTTTATTAATTAATCCACTATCAAACCTAAATTGGTTTAAAGAAAGCATAAATAATTTTAAATTTTTAGCAAGTGAGTGGGATAACTTTATCTGTGGTGATATTCCTTCTAATACTTACCCTGGAAGAAAGAAAATAAATGATAATTCTATTTTAATGAATCAAACTCTTGATGCTCAAATTAATATAATTACTATATAAGTAATACTATAACAAGAAAGTCAAAAGAACCACTATAGTTCCGTATATGGAATTGAATAAAAACAAAAACAAGTAGGAAAAATAAATGGCCGCTAAATTTACAAGTAAAATTCGAAGTTTTGTCGCAAGTAGCCTAATTGACAATATAACTTTACAGCAGATTAATGAGTGGGCATCTTTGACTTCTTATGTTGAAGGTGATGTTGTTTTTTATGGTAACAATAAATATATCTCAAAAGATACTGGACAGAGTGGAAGCACACCTCCAACACACGTCAATGGTTCTTCTTCAGATGGAGGCATTAATTGGCTGTGGGTTGAGTATATCAGTACAACACAGATGTTTAAAAGAAATCTTTTCGTAGCGATTGGTAAAAAAACAGAGTGGGCTGATGAAAATAATCCTGATATTCCTAATGTATCTGATATGAATGATTTTGAAGTTATTAAAAATTGTATGACTTTAAAAAGAGTATCTAATAGCAATTTTAGACTTGCTATTAAAAGATATAATTGGGAAAGTGGCGCATATTATAGTCAATATGATGATAAAAAAGATCCTTTAGCCATTGATGGACCAACATCTTATGATAATCCATTCTATGTCCTAACAGATGAAAATAATATCTATAAGTGTATTAATAACAACAATAATTCAGCAAGCACTTCAAAGCCAACAGATATTGGAACACTTATGTTTACCTTGGCTGACGGATATGTATGGAAGTATATAGGTTCTATTGACTCAGACTCAATTTTCTTTTTAACAAATGGTTTCATCCCAGTTAAATATAAAATAAGTGATGACGGAAGCAACCAATGGGATGTCCAACAAGCAGCAGTCAAACAGAGTTTATCATCATTTAGAGTTTTAAAGAAAACTGGAACATTCCCAAGTACAATGGTAACAACTTTATCTGGAGGCACTCCAACTACTCCAGCACAAGCATTTGCAACTAAAAATTCTTTAGATGACACTCTTAATCAAATTCTTGTTGATCCTTCATCTATTGGAGCAGGTTATGACTTAACTTCTAAGGTTTATGCAAAGGTTCAAAGAGCAGGAACAGTTGGCTCAGGTGGAACAGTTGGGACTATTACTGTTTCAAGCGGAGTTATTACCAACATTACTGTTGGTAATGCGGGAAGCGGATATACTGGAGGAGCAATATTAATTCTATACGATCCTACAAACACTCCAACCTCTGAAGCCACTGTAAGTGTCGTAATGACTGTAAGCGATACTATTCAGGAGTTCACTATTAGCAATGGTGGTAGTGGCTATTCAAATGACGTGATGGGATTCATTATTCCTGGAACTGCAGGGGCTATTGGAGAAGCCATATTTGCTCCTAAAGAAGGTCATGGATTTAACATTGTTTCAGAACTTTGCGCCAATACCGCAATTATTAATGCTCGACTTTCCGATGAAACCGCATATCTCTCAATTGGAGATACGAATGCTTTCCGCCAAGTTTCTCTTATTACAGATGTATATGATAAAACAACACTAGAGCCTGCATATAATCAGTTTTATCTTGGTCCTTCTCACGAAAGTTATGGTTCTTTATCTCTTAATAATATAGATCCAAATAGAGGATATGTTCTTTATGTTAATAATCTAACAAAGGTTATTAGAAGCACAGGTCAAGAGGAAGATATTAAAATTTGTGTAACATTTTAGTTATAGAAGCGCGCTTTAAATATAAATTAATCTTAGAGAGAGAAATAAATGAGTAAATTAACATGGAACCGTACTCCATATTTTGATGACTTCACACCAAGTAAAAACTTTCTTAAAGTTTTATTTAGACCTGGTAGACCAGTTCAAACTAGAGAACTTAACCAAATTCAAAGTATTCTTCAAAATCAAATTGAAAGATTTGCTAACCATATCTTTAAGAATGGTTCAAGAGTAAGTAATGCTCGCGCAAGTTATGCACCAAAATCTTATGCTCGACTTGATGATACAAGCCCTTGGGATTCACAACCAGTTAATATCAATTATTTTACTGAAGGAACAATTATAGTCGGCCAGACAACAGGAATTTCTGCTGTTATTGTTTATGCTGCTCCAAAAGAAAACGATGATCCTAATACTATCTACTTTGTTTATCAATCAATAGGAATTGATGGAGAAACTATTAACTTTATTCCTGGAGAAACAATTAGCGTCTATGATTCTAATGGAATAGTTGTTTATTCTGTTAAAGTAAGATGCCCAGGATGTGTTGGAAGCACATTAGAAGATACTATACCAGTAGTTGGAGCAGGAAAGTTATTTACAATTGATGAAGGAACATTCTATTTTGAAGGTATGTTCATTGAAAATTCAAGGCAAGTTATTCTAGTATCTAAATACGGTGAATCACCAGATTGTAAAATAGGTTTCGATTTTGTTCAAGAAGTCATTACAAGTGACGACGAATCATCACTACTTGATAATGCTTTAGGATATCCTAATGCTTCTGCTCCTGGAGCAGATAGATATAAAATAACACTATCTTTGACGAAGCGATCTTTAAATTTAGAAGATGGTGATAACTTTATTCTATTAGCCAAGGTTGAAAAAGGATCTTATAGATACTTAAAAGGTGACAGCGAATACTCCGATATAATGGATATGATCGCTAAAAGAACTTATGAAACAAATGGTAACTTTACTGTTATTCCATTTAGAGTTAAGTTCATGGAAGAAAAGGCTGATTCTATTTTAGATGATTTAGGCTATTCTGTTGATGGCGACTCAAACTATGTAAGAGCAGCAGTTACCAGTGGAATATCATACGTCAAGGGATATAGATTTCAAAATGATGGAGAGCAGTTTATACGAGCATATAAAGCCCGTGATACACAAAAACAGGCTTCATTTATTAAAAGATTTGAAGAAAGAACATCTATCAATCTTATTCCTCTAAAGTCATATAGTTTTTATCCTAATAAGGCCGCGCAAAGTCCTGTAATCGATGACACTATTATTAACATCTGGGATGGTCCATTTGATGGAGGAAAAAATCCAACTGGTAGTGTAATAGGGACATTCAGAGTTTATGATGTTAATTATGTCAGTGGAATTATTAATAGCGATGTTACACCGGCAGTTTTTAAATACTACATTTTCGACTTAACAATGTCTGCTGGAAGAACGCTATCAGAAGCACAATGCTTTACTGATTCAACAGGAACAAGAGGATTCAAAGCATTACCAGAAAACTCATCAGTTACTCTTTATAATCCTGGTAAGACTGAGTTAATTTGGAAACTTCAAAGAGAAAATATTAAATCGCTAAGAAGTATATCGGATTCAGGGAATCCTAATCCTCCTGGAAGTATTCAAATATTCCTTAGAAAAAAACTTATTGGCTTTTTAAATTCTAATGGTCAAATAACATTTAGTTCAGCAACCAATGAATACTTTGAAGAGTATGATCCAAATAGAACTGTAGCAGTTATTATTGATACCGATCAGGGATCAGGAATTGCTCGCTCAGTTAATATATCTGGTAAAACCAGTATAACTACTACAGAATTTACTCTTAATTTAGGAACAACAGTTGATATAGGAACAGGTATTCTTTTAAGCACTCCTGGTAAAATGATTTGCATTGTTCATAATATAATGAGAACAAACTCAGGAGAAAATACGAAGCAAGATAACTTCGTCCAAGTAGATAACTTTAATCCTAATACTGCACCATTTAATTCTTCTAAAGTAATAAATCTTGGAATAACAGATGCTTTAAGTATTGATTACGTTTCTGCAAGAGATGTAAGCAACATTAATGATACTGGAACTGATATCACTTCTCAATTTTCTCTTAATAAGAACTTTAATGATTCTACATACGGTGAAAGCCAATTGGTTTTCTCTGGATCACTGCCTGCTAATGCTAATATAAGATGGTCATATAAAGTAACATATTTAGACCACAATGTTTCATCTCACTTAGGCTATTATAATGTAGACTCATATAGAAATGTAATTGCAACTGGACTATTAGGTTATGAAGATAATCCAACTTATATTGCATCCAATAAAAATGAGTATCCTCTATTCGGATCTTTCGATTTTAGACCTAATAAGATTGGAACATCTATTGCAGGTGAAACAGTACCAGTTATCGGATCTACTGCTGTATTTGATATTGAGTATTATTTAGGAAGAACTGATCTATTGTGTGTTAATAAGGGTGGATTTCTTTATATTAAGAAGGGTGTTCCTGCTGATAAGCCAATCCCGCCTAAGGTCGATGATGACGCAATGGCTCTTTATGAAATATATCTAAAGCCTTATACATATTCTGTTAATGATATATCAGTAAAGTATATTGAAAATAAGCGATATACAATGAGAGATATCGGAAAAATAGAAGAACGTATTAAGGTTATTGAATATTATACTGCATTAAGTCTTTTAGAAAAATCATCGGCTGATATGTCTATTAAAGATTCAAATGGATTAGATCGCTTTAAAAATGGTTTTGTTGCTGATAATTTCCAAGACTATCAGGCTGGTGATATTCTTTCTACAGACTTTAGGGCTTCAATGGATAGAAGCAGAAGAGAACTACGACCAGCATTTACAGCCAGAAATAAAAACCTATTGCCTTCTCAGAGTGAAAGCGATTGTCGTTTTATTGGAACAATGGCAATGATAGATTTTGATTCAGTTTTAATTGATGAACAACCGTTTGCAACAAAACACATCAGTATTAATCCTTATTTTCAATTTAAGAAGAAAGGGCAAATGGTTCTACTTCCTAATATGGATGTATGGGCGGATACTACTGTTCTACCTGAATTAACTATTAATGTTGATACAGGAGTTGATGATCTTAAAAAACTTGCGGATGCGGGTGGTTTACTTGGTATGCACTGGGGTGCATGGGCTGATCTTAATAAAACTGTTCAACAAGTTGATAATAATCTTCAGGGACAAAATGGTGTTGGAGCAGTAGGAAAAACAATCACAACAACAACAAATCAGCAAAGAGTTGGAACAGATATTACGATGGGCAGTCGCACTACATCTTATGATATGGGCGACAGAGTTACAGATGTTTCAATTAACCCTTGGATGAGATCGACTGATATCACCTTTTTAGCAACCAAGATGAAGGCTAATACAAAAGTCTATGCTTTTTTTGATGGAAAGCCTGTAAGTGACTATACTCGTTCCCTTAAAGGACTTCCAGGAGAGGATTTAATTGTTGATGCTAATGGTCAAATTGGTGGAATATTTGCTTGTCCTTCAGGAATGTTCCACACTGGAGATAGAAAATTTCTTCTTTCTTCTGATAAAGATCAATCGGGTGACCCAGACCTTGAGTTTACAATGGCCGAAGCAATCTTCTTTAGTGGTGGCTTAAATGTTTCCAAACAACATACTACTATGAATGTAGTAACACCTACAGTTGAGGCTACCCAGAACGTTGAAAAGAGAACAGTTACAAATGTAGAAGTAATACCTGGGAAACCAGAAGATCCGCCTCAAAAAGATTGCGATGATGGACGTATAGATACATCTCTTGCCCACGGTGGAGAGAAATGTATGGTTTCTGATGGAAATGGTGGATGTTGGCAGAGATGCACTTGCTGTAATTTCTGTGCTGGATGTCAAGATCCTATTGCACAAGGATTTAGACTTGATGTTGACCATTTCATAACTGGTATTGATTTATACTTTGAATCAGTAGATAGCAATGCAGGAAATGATATATCTGTTGAGATCAGAACGATGGATAACGGTTATCCAACCAGAGAAGTGTTAAGTAAAAGAGATATTTCACCATCAATTCTTGCAAGTTATGTGAGTGAAGATAGCAAGACACCATATCACGTTGAATTTGATTTTCCAGTTTTTGTTAAAGGGCAAACATCATACTGCTTTGTTATTAGAGGTTGGAGCCCAGATACCCGTGTTTGGGTTGCTAAATTAGGTATGCCTATTATCGATCAACCTAATAAGATTGTTGAAACACAGCCTTCAAATGAAAGTAGTTTTAGAAGTCAAAATGGGGAAACTTGGAATGCAGAGCAATATGAGGATATAAAATATCGACTATATGCTGCTCAATTTAAAAAGACTTCAATGGATATTAAATTTACGAATAGCACAGAAAAAATGCTTTTGGATAGAGATCCATTTGAAGCAGAACAAGGTAAGAGTAGATTGCGTGTTTATGCCGAAAATCACGGACTTCTTCCTGGAGATAAGACCACTATTAGTCTATATGAAGATAGTTGGTTCTGGATTGATATTCCTGCTGGTTCTGGACAGATGCAGATTGGAATGATAATTCGCAATGCAAGTAGCACGTTTACTGGAAAGGTTGTTGATTTTAAAACAGATCAAGTTAAATCTTACATTAAGATTGCTAATATGAAAGGATCATTTTTAGCCGGAAGCACATTCATTTGCGATCAGATGGATAAAACCCTTCACGATAACTATCTTATTACACAAGTAGGATATACAGGCAGTGATATTCAATCAGATGGAACAGTAAGATTTAATACAGTTACAGGAACATTTAAAGAGGGTTCTCCTGTAGGTGTAATGTTTAATGGCTTCTTGTTTAGTGATTTAAGTAAGCAACATACTGTTGTTGAAGTTGATAGTATGGATACATTTATTATTCAGATAGCATCTGGATCAGCAACTGAATCAGGAAGATTTGGTGGTGAAGGATGCAGAATAACAATGAATGAAAAATATGAGTTATTTAATGTATCTGGAGCATATCTTTCATATGGTTCATCTGAGAAGTGGACATATACAGGAATAGGACACAATCCTCCTAATGGGCCATTTACAGCACAGGATTACCAAACACTTGATACTAAAAATATAGTAGTCGGTAATGATATATTCTTAGACGTTCCGCATAAGATGGTTTGCTCAGATAATGCTATAGATAGTAGTCGATTAATTTCTGTTGTTGCGGCATTTACAGCGCCAAACCAATGGGTAAGTCCGATGATTAATACTGATTCATTTAGCATTACCACTGTAAGCAATAGAGTTGAATGGATGACTCAGTCTCAGATTGAAGTAGAGCCTAATGCGACAGGACGATTCCATAGTGAAAGTGACCCAATTAATGGCTCGGAGAATTACAAGTATGTGACAAGGACTATCAATCTTGCAAATCCTGCTTCTGATTTAGTTATTGCTTATGATATCTACAAGGATATTAATTCTGACTTCGATATTTGGATTAAAGTTGTAGCGCCTTATGAAGGAGTTGATATTGATACAAAGAGATGGATGAGAATAGTTGGTTTAAATAAAACTCATCATTCTGCTGATCTTACAGATAGAGTTGAATATGAGATCACAATGAGTAAAATGCAAATTGATATTTTTACAACTGATACCGCATATACCACACATTATTGGGATGATGTTATAACAGATTTTAGTTCATTTAAAATTAAAATAGTTTGTAAATCTAAAAATCCAGCATTACCGCCTTTATTCCAATCATTTAGAGCAATCGCTGTAACTTAAATAATATAAAGGTATCTAAATTATTTTAGATACCTTTAAAACAATAGAGAAAATATAATGGAAGAAAAAATTGAAAACTATCCAGACCTTATTAAGGTTGATAAATCGTATGTTGTTAATATTAATGAAGAACTCTATCATAAAGCACTCTTAAGGAAAAAAACAGGAAAACAAATTAATACTCTTGAAGAAAGAGTTTCAAAATTAGAAAATAATATTCAACTTATACTTGATATACTTCAAGGAAAACAAAAGTAGGGCTAAAATATGGCAATACCTCAAATACAATCTTATGATTATTTCCACGATTGGAGAACAAAAGTAAACCAAATTGCTACTCTAATGGGCGATTTGGAATTGGTTAATGTTTTAGCAGCCGATAGAGATACCTTTGTGGAGGCTCTTAATAAAGTCATAAGCAATATAGGTATTTTAACAAATTTAACTACAACTGATAAAACTTCTATTGTAAATGCAATAGATGAACATCAAACCAAGATAGGTAGTTCTTCATTAACGACAACATCTCAAGTGATAACTGGGGCAATAAATGAATTAGATGGAGAACAAGGAGTTTTAACTTCATTAACAACTTCTAATAAAGCAACATTAGTAGCCGCAATCAACGAACTTGATAGTGAACACGGAGTTTTAACTTCTTTAACAACTTCTAATAAAGCAACATTAGTAGCCGCTATTAATGAGGCTATAGATCATATTGGTGCTCTTGCAACACTTAATACAACTGCTAAAGATAATTTAGTCGATGCTATTTCTGAAGTTCAAACAGAACTTGGAGATATTACGACTTTATCTACAACAAGCAAAACAAGCGCAGTTAGTGCTATTAATGAAGTTTTAGGTGATCTTTTTATAGGAAATGCAACATTTACTATTGGAACTGAAGCCAGTAATATTATACGAGTATCAGTACAACTTAAAAATAGATTTGGTTCTAATTTAACTTCATCTGCTGGAGTTAAGATTTATTTAAGTGACCTTTCGACTGGCCTTAATTTAACTTCTACAGCGCCGTCTGGAGGGTGGGCAACAGGAACACAAGGAGTTTTAATCCCTATTGTATCTGGTAAAGTTGGAACAGCAATTTCCAACGGAACTGGTCTTTTTGATATTGATATCACTGAAGCAGCAGCAAAAACTTTTTATCTTGTTGTAATATTGCCTTTAGGTAATCTCAAAATATCATCTGCTATTACATTTACTTAAGGGTCAATCATATGAATAGTTGTAGAGAAGATTTAAAAAACTATGCTTTAAGAAAATTAGGATTTCCTGTATTACAAATTAATGTCTCTCCAGATCAAATTGAAGATAGAATTGATGACGCATTAAAACGATTTTGGGAATTTCATCATGAAGCAAGTTATGTTGATTTTATAGCACGTCAACTTACTCAAAATGAAATAGATACGAAACAGATTATATTAGATGATTGGATTTATCAGGTTTTAGGTGTTGTAATGCTTTCAAATGATTACTCAGACTTTAATCTTGAGTATAATGCTTTTATGCAAAATTTAGGAACACAATTCCTGGTATTTGGAGATGGCTATCCACCGGGCGGCGGAATTTCCTCTTATACAGTCTCGCAATCATATCTATCATTAATAAGAGATTTTTTCAGTAGAGATAAAATAGTTGAATTTAATCAACTTCATAATGTTTTAAGGATATTCTCTAAACTTGATCCACTTAAAGCAGGAGATTATTTAGTTTTACAAGTATATAGATTTACTGACCCAGATACATATAGAAAAACTTGGGATAACCAATGGCTTAAAGATTATACTACAGCACTTATTAAAAGACAATGGGGACAGAATATGCTCAAGTATAATGGATTCACTTTACCTTCTGGTATTGTTTTAAATGGACGAGATATTTATCAGGACTCTTTAACAGATATAGCAGAATTGGAATCAAAATTAATAAGTGAAGAAACTCAACCTATAGATTTTATGGTTGGATAATACGGAGTTTAAAATGCAAAAACAAATTGCTGATGCTTTTGGAATTGAAGAAAAGCAAATAGAAAGAGCCTCAAGGATTCAAAATCAAGTTCCTTCATCTCAAGATGCTCTTACGAAGCAAATGGTTGAAAATAGATGTAAAGACTATACAACTGCAAGAGACAACATTATAAATCTTTTACAGGATGTAGGACAAGTTATAAATGGTGCTATAGATCAAGTATTAACCACACCAACAGCAAGAATGCTTGAAGTATTTGGAAATCTTGCTAAAACTTATACAGATATTAATAAAGATCTTATTTCACTATCTGAATATCAAGCACCACCCAAAGGGCACAATATTTCAGAAAATGAAGAAAATCCAAATCCAAGATTCTANNCTATTAACAATGTAATTTTTGTTGGAACAAGTGACTCACTAATAGATCAGATAAGAAGAAATATTCAATGATAAATAGTGAATCAAATCCTTTCTATAAAGGAAATACAGAAATTAAAAAAAGGGGAGTTAAAATAGATTATACTCCCGAACAGGTCGATGAATTAGTTAAATGTTATAAAGATATTAACTACTTTTTATCAAAATATGTCTATATTATATCACTCGATGAAGGTAAAATTCTTTTTAATACATTCTACTTTCAAAAAGAAATGTTAAGAACATTCTTAGAAAATCGTTTTGTTATTTGTAATCTTCGGGCGTCAGTTAGGTAAGACAATTACCGTTTGTGCATACTTGCTTTATCAAGCAATCTTTAATAAAGATTATTTTATTGCAATACTTGCTAATAATGCTTCTAAAAGTCGTGAGATATTATCAAGAATAAAATTAATGTATGAACTTCTACCATGGTGGTTAAAACCTGGTGTTATTGAATGGAATAAAGGTAGTGTAGAATTTTCGAATGGTTCTAAAATATTTGCTGGTCCAACAACAAATTCAAGTATTCGTGGTTATTCTATATCTTGTTTGTATTTAGATGAATTTGCCTTTGTCCAAAATGATGTTGAATTTTTTACTTCAACATATCCGGTAATTGCTTCAGGAACCAAGACAAAGATAATAATAACATCAACTCCTAATGGAATGAATTTATTTTATAAAATATATTCCGATGCGATTAATAAGAAAAATGAATTCATTCCAATTAAATATACCTGGAGAGATCACCCATTAAGAGATGAAGAGTGGAAGAAAGAAACAATAAGAAATACGTCCGAAAAACAATTCAGACAAGAACACGAAGTTGAATTTTTAGGTTCTTCTAATACATTAATTTCTGGAGATTGTTTGGAAAGATTAAAATTTATTGATCCTATTTTTGAAGATGAAAACAGTTATCTCTATAAAAAACCACAGAAAGATCACACTTATGTTTGTTTAGTTGATGTTTGTGAAGGCGCAGGAAGAGACTATACTGTTATTAATTTAATAGATATCACTCAAAAACCATTTGAACAGGTTTATGTTTATCGTAATAATAATATAAGCCCTTGGCTTGTTGCTCCTACTCTTATTGAGATAGCAACAAAGTATAATAATGCTTATATTCAAGTTGAGAATAATTCTATTGGAAAAATTGTAGCAGATACAATTTTTTATGAATACGAATACGAAAATACTATTTCTTCCAAGTTATTTAAAGGTGAAGAAAGTTTAACTGGTTATAATACCAGAGGTATTGGTGTTCAGATGAACAAGAAAACAAAAATTAAAGGGTGTTCAGCATTAAAAACTTTAATAGAAGAAAACATTATTATTCTAAATGATTGGAATACTATTATGGAGTTATCTTGGTTTATTAAAAATAAAACTTCTTATGAAGCCGAAAAAGGTAAAACAGATGATATCTCAATGACTCTTGTTCATTTTGGTTGGCTTACAACACAAACGTTTTTTGAAGATTTATCGAAACCAGGTATGAATGATTTTATTCGTGAAATTAATAAAAAAAATGAAGATAGTATAGTAACTACATTTGGCTTCTTTTCTGACGGAACTGAAATCTATTATTAAAATGTAAATTATTTTTTTAATAAGTATGAATAGATAATAATAATGAAACTATAATAAAAAGTGATAACACATTTACGATATCTTTAATAAATGGAATTTATATCATATCTTATTAA